TGGCGATGCTGAAACTGTTGAAGAGTTTCACAAGATAGCTGAGTTGGCTGCAAAGCGACTAAACTTTATGAGAAATGCAAAGAAGTATGCTAAGAAATATTTTGGTGACAACACTAAAAAACTGACGTACTGCCTAAAGGACGTGTACAACTGGAAACGATATTGCGACCTAAAAGAGAGCTTCCAGAAGGTAGATTACCTTCTTATGATTGAAACGGAAGACAACACAGCACCAGAAGAGGCGATAGCCTGCGCAGGAGGTGCGTGTATCGTGTAAGGATAGGGCGATGGACAATACTACTACTAACTTGAGAGACAATCCCATGCCAACACGCAGAAAACAACGAAAAAGTCAACGAGAAGACACTGGCCTTAACTTAAAACAATGGGAAGTTACGGCTAAGACTCCAGGGCAAAAATCCTACCTAAAAACGATACATCGAAATGAGGTGACGTTTGCAATAGGCCCCCCTGGCACTGGTAAAACCTTTATAGCTGCATCAGAAGCTATCCTAGGTCTAGCTAAGGGTAACTACGAGAAGATTATCGTTACCCGTCCTCTTGTGACTATCGAAAATGAACGTACCGGCTTTCTTCCTGGCACATTAGAGAAGAAGACCATGCCGTTCTTACGCCCTATCTACGACGAAATGAAGAACTACCTTACTGAAGACGACTTCAGAAGATTGCTCAATAGAGAGACCATTGAAGTGTGTACTCTAGGCAATATGAGGGGTAGGACATTCAAAAACTCCTTCATTATCCTTGACGAGGCTCAAAATGCTTCCTACGGACAGCTAAAAAGTGCCTTGACTCGAATCGGATTTGGTAGTACAATGGTAATCACAGGAGACCCAGACCAAACAGACCTGAATGATGGCGTAGCTGGCAGTATGTTGAGGTTGGCTGAGACATTGCAGGATGTGAGGGGTGTAGGGGTTTCTCACTTGACTAAGGACGACATTGTCCGCTCTGAATTAGTTCAGAGAATCGTGGACCGTATTGAGGATTTGGAAAATGGCGTACAGAGAATCTGCGAACCGAGTTATGCCCACTACGAGGAAGAATCATGGTAGGTGTTTAGTTTTAAACGCCGACTGGACTTCTTTGGGTATGCTCAACTGGAGGGAAGCTGTCAAAGACAGTTGGAAATACTCAGAAGACCCTAGCAAGGGTATTAATGTTATTGATTTCTACAAGAGTGAGTACATTCTAGGAACTCATGGCAGAAAATACCCTGTGCCAGCCGTTGGCGTGGTTCCTAGGTATAAGCCTAGGAAGGGCAAGATTAAATTCTCCCGTAAGAATATCTACATTAGAGATAAGTCTACTTGTATGTACTGCGGTGAGGTGTATCCTGACATAGCCATGCTTACTCTTGACCATGTTGTCCCTCGTAAGCTATGGAAGGAACAAAACAGGCGCGGGAGCCCCACGACATGGACAAATATTGTTACATGTTGCGGTACGTGCAACAGCGAGAAGGCTGACAGCAAGCTTATAGACACCTCTTTCCGTCTAATTAATGGCTATCGGCCCAAGGCTCCTAGTTCCGCTCACTATATCTTAGGTCTAACTCCCTGGAACAAAATTGAACCAGAGTGGGAGCCGCATCTAACTAAAAGATATAGGCAAATTATTGAGGCTCGTGAGGCTGCTGGCCTTGGTGAGTCTTACATTGAAAGCGACGATGACGAGTCTGTAGAGGACGAAATCAACGCTTTTATTGCTTGACTTGTGTGGGCTTTGCCCTATACTTGAATATATGACACGTTCGTTATTCTTCTATAGGGTGAAACCACATGCAAGGCACAGTAATTAAATTCCGTTACGAGGCTGGCTCCGAACCTGGGGCTGTTCGTAGGCTCTATGTCACTTCTGACAACTCCGAAAACCACCATCACGGCCTGATTAGTGGCTATGACCTAGACAGAGGAGAGTGGCGTCAATTCCGTAGGAGCAAAATGATTAACGCCGCACCAACGGATGACGAAGTCCGAATTGTGAGTGTAGATTTGTTCCCCGATGGTTTTTGTACTGAGGATTTGGAGTATGCCTATGAGATGGATGGGTATGAAATTCACTGGACCGACAACGACGATACCCTAATAGCCTTGAAGAGAAATATGGGCAACATCGTTAGCGCTACCTGGAGAGATGTTACCTTTTGTACAGAGAAGGGCTCTATTATACTTGGCAAAGACAATAACATGGGGCCTGTAGCTAATCTAGCTCTGGCAGATGGCAAAGGGGTGGACACAACCCTTAAAAGCCCTCGGGAATTTTATGATTTACTAGGACAAATCCTCTAAGTATTGGTGTATAATAAAGATGCCCGCTTATAATTTTGAGTGTGACAAATGCGAGACAGTGTTTGAGAGGGTCTATCCAATGGCCCAATCGAGCACCTCTCGACCTACCTGTCCATCCTGCGGTAAGAAAAGATGTACTAGAAACTACACTGAATGTGCTAGTATATCTACCACAATCCCCCAGTCGCTAGGCCACAAGGCCGACGTGAATACTGACAAGCTCAGTAAAGACGAAAAGCACAAAATCAACCAAGAGAATACCGAACACCTGCGTAAGCCTTATGAAGGGCCTATGCCAGATGGTGGTACTCGTGTGCCTGTAGACGCAAGAGGCGATAAGCTGGCGTCCAGAAAGCAAACTCGCAGTCCTAAGAAAAGAAAGAAAGATATAAATGGCTAGAAATCCGAACAGAGCCTTTAACGACGAAGCCGATAGTGCAATTTTTCGCCCGATTAAAGAGCCTGAAACATTTGAAGCAGCAGCAGGCGATGACATGGCAGAGACCATTGTCTATACGATTGTTGGTAAGAACGATACGTTCGACGAAAGCGGAAACCCTGTGCTACATTGCCTAGTGTATCCAGATAGCACCCCTATCATGGCTAAGGACCGTGACCTAGCATGTGCTATGAAGGTTGGTGGCTCTATGTTCATCCGTCAGTTAAACAGTGGCCACTTTGTTGACCCTACCAGTGACGCTGAGCAAGCACAACACAACAAAACCCGCTTGGGAATCTCCGAGCTACGATGGACAGACGTTCCTGTCAAACCATTCCTAAGCTACCTTGCATTTTTAAGAACAAAGAACCGTGCGCATCTAGTAAATGCGGAAAGAGAGGCATTTTAATGGCTAGTGGCCCCCTAACTCAAGTTGAGAAATATTCTATTCAGGGTATGATTCACGATGGCAAGTCTATTTCAGAAATCGCCAAAGAACTTGGCAGACGCTCACCCACAGTTGAGAAGTATGTTAACACTGAACTGTCAGACTTGATTGATACTATTGTGCGAGCGCAGTATGCAGAAGCAATCGAAGAAGACGAACCAGTACTAGAGGAGGAAGCTGAGGTTATTGAGGTTCCTCAGGATATGTACGACCAAGCGATAGCCTATATGGGTCGCAACGGCTTCTCCCCTAACGACGCTAGGGAGTTGCTTGATTCTGCTATCCCTAAGCTGTACGAACTACCCAAGGATGGTCGTGAGCTATACACTTTTGCGGTTAATAGCCGGGACGTTAGTAGCTACATGATTCGTGAAACCAAGGGTGGTTCTAAGGGCGTGTCTATTATGACTGCTGCCGCTGCTGAAAAGAGTGACGATAGTGCTAATCGTCGCCCTCTTCCAGACGTTTGCCGTAGTGCTCGTGGTAATGTTTACAATATTAAAAGTAAGAAGATTAAAGAATGAACGACTATGCAACCGAAACGCAGTTAAACACCTTGTGGACATCAGCAAAAGACCTAAAGGCAGAGATGGCAAGGATAGCTCTTGATATTAAAGCCTTAAAGAGAGACCCTCAGTATGACGGCCCTCAGGAACTTACCCAAACTGAAAAGTTTATGGTAGACGCTCTTGTCTTTAAGTGTGTGCTCAAATGCGATGAGCTAGAAGAAGTCTATCACGGTCCAGGGATTAAGCACGTAGGATTTCACTACGACGAACAAATGCACCGTCAGAGACGCATGGGGTTATACGCCATCATTGTTTGTGACGACGATGAAGAGTATGGGTGTTCCGTTGATACTGTCCTAGGAACATTTAGGAAAGAAGGTCACCACAACCTGTATGACAAAAAGCAATGTGATTGTGTGGGTATGAGAATACAGCACGAGGCCACTAGAAAGTTTAAGTTGTATCGTAATCTTAAGAAGGCTTACAAAGACCTCTATAAGGAAATGAGTGAAAATGCCGAAACGAACGGAAAAGTGTAAGTACCCTTCCCCTAGTTCCCCTGGTGAGTTCGTAACAGCGGCTCAATATATTGTTGAATTAATTTGCTATAAAAAAGCCGAAGCGGACGAGGTAACAGCACTACCCGTTCGCTTTTGGCGTCTACCTGAGTGGGCAAAGTACTTCCGCAATCAAACTCCAGCAGCAAACAAGCTTCTCAAAAAGTATGACGAGCTTGCAATCATTCGTGCCCTACAAGATTTTAGAAGTCGCAAAACTTATAGCTTGCGTTCTCCTTGGTTGGTGCGTATAATTGAAGAGAAGCAGAAAGAAGTCGTGGCTGAGGCAGTAAAGAGAGAAGCAGCAATAACTAACCAAAAAGAGTATAACGAGCAAACAGTAACAAGCAAGCCAAGGAAACGACGCAGTACGGGCTCGTTACTAGGTAAGCTAACGGAGATAGAGAATGGCGAAGAAGGCAAAGGCTAAGGCTAAGGCGAAGGACTCTGGGGGCACAAAGGTTGCACCAGCAATTGACGCATCTTTGATTAAGGAATTTGGTGAGGGAATTTTCGTTAGCGGGCAGTCTATTGTGGACAACCCAAGTGTTACTATTCCAGTTAGTCCTGCGATTGACCTGATGCTTGCAGGAGGTATCCCAGAGGGTAGTTTTTGTATCTCAACTGGCCCTCCCAAGGTAGGAAAGACCACTCTGTGGCTCGACTTCGCTGGAACAGCACAAGGAATGGAGTATGCCAACGACTTGTGTCCAGACGGCAGGCATGTCTACTTCTTCAATATTGAAGGACGAATTAAGGCGAGAGACCTTGCTGGCATTAAGTCTCTAGACCTCTCCGAAAGGTGGTTTACTAGCATCCAGTCGGAACCAGGGAATATTCTAACCGCTGAGAAATACCTCTCTATCTTAGAGCACTTAGTCAATACTAAGCCGGGGTCTATTTTTGTTGTAGATTCGTTCTCCCAGCTATGTAGTGGCTCCAGAATGGACTCCAGCTACGCCGACCGCTTCCGTGACGATGTTCCTCTGATGCTCTCTAGCTTCTGCAAGAAAGTGTCCAACGTCCTACCAGTCAACAAGTGCCTTATCCTTGGTGTGACACATAAAATCGCTGACCAGAGCAGGAGTATGAGTCCTTGGATGGAAGCTAGTGGCCGTAAGTTGCAATATCAGATGGATGTTAAGCTTGAGGCTACACACCGCACACTTAAGCCTGAGAACAACGATAATCCCATTGGTCAAGTCGTTCATTGGAAGTGCCACTCGTCCTCTATAGGCCCTCCTGGGCGCAAGGCTGAGTCATTTCTAAGGTACAATCACGGTATTGACAAGGAGTGGGAAATTATCGACATGGCTGTTGATATTGGCATCATCAATAAGGGTGGTGCATGGTATACGTTCCCAGACGAGAGCAAAGCACAGGGTAAGGACAAGGCGGCTGACTACCTAAGGGAAAATCCTGAGACATATACTGAAATTAGCAAGCAAGTACGAGAAATGATGGGGTTTTAATGTGGGTAACAATGTTAGACGATACGACTGTAAAGTGGACCCCAAAGGAGCACCGTCATACGACTGCATCCATAGGGCATAATGCCAGCCTAGCCCTGTTAAGGGAGAAGTGGCCGACCGTTCGCATCCTCCAAGAGGTGTCTATTCCAATAGTCAGGAACAAGACACTGTACTTGGATATTTTTATACCTATACTTAATATTGCCGTAGAATTTCACGGTGTTCAGCACTTCAAGTTCACCCCTATGTTTCACAAGAGCAAGATGGACTTTGTTGCAGGTAAAAAGAACGATAGAAATAAGAAAGAGTGGTGCGAGTTGAACGGCATCACATTAATTGAGTTCAGCTACAAAGACAGTGAAGGCGATATGAGGGAGAAACTAGATGAATGTTAATGAAGACATGCAATTTATACAGGATGCCCTGGACGACTATGAAAAGGCCCTGTGCCTTCCTGCTGCCGCACCTCCCGGCATGGAGATTGAGTTGGACGAGTACCTTAATATGCCTAGAAATGCCCTTGCTAAGCTAACTCCCACTGGGTGTGCTGAAATATCTTATAGATTATTGCAGTACGGATGGTATCTCACCAGGGCGATGAACAAGGAAAGCTCTCGTGTGCTCTGGTGTAAGGCAAAACTCAACGAATACGGCACAACATCAACCAACCTAAGAATAATCAAAGACCTGTTTGGTTCGCATGAGTTCAAAATGAGTGCGGTCGCCAAGGAAAACTCAGTCGTCGCTAAAATCATACAAATAAAAGACTATGCAGAGCAAAGGAAGGCTAGACTCGACGGTTTATCAAAACACCTTCAAGCTTTGGCCGGTAGTCTGAAAGATAATCAAATCGCTAAAGTTTCGGAGAACAAACATGGCTAAAAGAAAACAGAAAAGAAAACCCAGTAAGATTACTGCGGCTGACATACTAAACACACTAGACACCCTAACACCGGCTGAGAAGATGAAGCTGATGGAGGGGCTAGGTGGGGCAGAACCAGGGGCACCAGCAAGACCTACGGGCAAGAAGAAGCCCGGCAGCAAGCGCAAACAAAATAGGAATAAAAGGGTTGACTCCAAGCCAAGTCGTATTATAATACCAGGAGAAGAAACGCCAAAACCTAAGCTGAAGCAGCGGCCTACTACCCGAAAGAATAAGAGGCCAAGGGTCTTAAAGCCTGGAGATACTAGGGGTCAGGCACAGGGTCGTACAGAGACCATGCCAAACAACAGAGAAGACATAGACGAAGTAAACAAATTCGATATTGACGAATTTAGCAACACCGCCAAGGAAGATACTGCTTGGCAGAAGAAGGTGGACCCAGTGTGTAATGGCGCGGCCCCGGCAGAGAGAAGAGAGGATTATGAGGGCGTAGAAATTAACTGTCATAAGTGCAATAGGGTATTCAGGGTTGGTGGGGAGATGTTACACTATGACGCGATGGAAAAAGAGTGGAGATATGTGTGTAATAGGTGTGCGACAAGAGGAAAATAGATGAAAACTACTAAGATTTTAAGTGATAAGGCAGCGGAGCGTGCTGTCTTGGCTGGTATTTGCCGACATGGTTCCGATGCCTACTACGACATTGCGGATATTTTGCAGGCAGATACCTTTACAGAGACCTTCAACTCTGTGCTCTACGGATGTTTAGCGCGAATTATGGAGAACGATGACACCCGCAAGATTGACCTGCCCTCTGTCCACTCTGCCGCACACGAGATGGGTGTTGCTGACCTGTTTACTGAAAAAACAGAAGGTGGCTATCTAGAAGCCATTATGAATTTCCCTGTTGAGCTACGCAATGTTAGAGCATTTGCTGCGAAGATTCGCAAGCTTCAAGTTACAAGGCTGCTGCACTCTCAACTTGGTGACGCACAGAACAAGCTGATGCACGTCAAGGGAGATGAACCAGTTGCTCAGATTCTAGGCATTGCAGAAGACACAATCTTCGACTTTACCTCCCTGCTAAACGACAACGACAACGAACCAGAGGTCTTAGGTGATGGTGCAGAGGAATTTCTTCAACACCTAGCCGATAATCCAGTTGAACAGATTGGTATTTCCACAGGGTTCCCTCGCTATGACGAGTGCATTGGCGGCGGCTTGCGTCGAGGTACGGTCAATATGATTGGCGCTCGTCCTAAGACAGGTAAGACCCTCCTAACGGATAATATGGGCTATCATATCGCTAGTACTCATGGTCTACCAGTACTCAACCTTGATACGGAAATGCGCAAGGAAGACCACCTTGCTCGCTCTCTTGCTATGCTTAGTGGCGTAGGCATTAACGACATTGAGACAGGTAAGTTTGGCCAAAAACCCGAGTCATTCCAGAAAGCTATGGAGGGTGCCAAGAAACTCAAGGCTGCACCTTATTTCCACAAATCTGTGGCCGGTATGCCTTTTGAGGAAATTCTAGCACTGATTAGAAGGTGGATTGTTAAAGAGGTTGGACTCGACGAGAACGGAAAAGCTAACGACTGTGTTATCTTCTACGACTATCTTAAGCTCATGGACTCTAAAGGCGTCAGCGCAGACCTAAAAGAGTACCAAGTGCTAGGCTTTATGATGACCGGCCTGCACAACTTTGCTGTTCGCTACGACGTTCCTATCTTGTCTCTGATGCAGTTGAATCGTGACGGCATTAAAGACGAGGGAACAGGGGCCGCTTCCGGTTCCGACAGAATCATCTGGCTGTGTAGTAATTTCACAATCTTTAAGAAGAAATCTCCAGAAGAATTGTCTGACGACCCAGAAGAAAACGGGACACACAAGCTGTGCCCTGTGGTGACTCGTCATGGCGGTGGAATTGAGGACGGTAACTACATCAACGTGCAAGTTAAGGGGTGGTGTGCTCAAATCTTAGAGGGTGAAACCCGCTTTGAGCTTGACGAAGGTGCTGTACGAAATAACTTAACATTGAGGGAAGACGGCGATGACGAGGACGAAGGAAGAATACCATTCCAATAAATGGCCACAAGCCAAGCTGTTGGCCTTGGGCTATGATATTATTGATAACTTTGAGCGTGTCGTTCAGTACTTTAACCTGGATTTGTACCGCACAAACAGGATGTATGTGGGTTGCTGCCCTGTTCACGGCGGTGACAATGGTAGCGCATTAAATGTTTTTCACGACGGTCACTCAAACCGTGGAAACTGGCTGTGTAATACCAGACAATGCCAAGAGGTATTCTGCAATAGCCCTATAGGGTTTATTCGGGGGATTCTTTCTCATTGTGAATACAATTGGGAGACTAAGGGTGACGATACAGTGTCGTTTGGAGAGGCCGTTGAGTGGTGCTCTGCCTTTGTCAATAAAAAGAACTATGATATTGACACTAGCGACGAGCAAGAAGAAAGACGACGGTTTATTTCTAGGTTGGCAACTAAGAAACGGCAAAGCGAGGTTGTTGACTCTGGTCCTAGTAGGGAAGAAGTGCGAAATAGTGGCATTAGAATCCCGTCTCCCTACTATCTAAACCTAGACCCTCCTTATAGTGAGGAAGTCTTAGAAAAGTACGACGTTGGCTACTGTGCAGACCCCACAAAGCCGTTCTATACTCGTACGGTAGTACCTGTTTACGACGAGTGGCATAGCTACATGGTGGGATGTAGTGGTCGTAGCACTAATCCAGAGTGTGAGAAGTGTAAAGGCTATCACAACCCCTCTGGAGAGTGTAAGAGATACCCCAAGTGGAAGCATAGTGAAACGCTAAAGACTGACAACCACCTCTACAACCTTTGGTACGCTAAGAGACATATTAAAAAGAGCGGCCTTGTCGTCGTCGTGGAGAGCCCTGGCAATGTCTGGAGGCTAGAAGAGGCTGGGGTGCATAATTCCGTAGCCGTTTTCGGAAGCTCTCTCAAAGATGGGCAGAAAATATTACTTGACAAGAGCGGCGCTCTATGTATACTTGTAATAGGTGACAATGATGAGGGCGGTAGAACTCTCATTGAAGATGTGAAGACCAAATGTGGTAATATATATAATATAATAGGTGCAACCCCAGACGGCAACGACATAGGTAAGCTATCAGCACCAGACCTAAGAGCGTTCGTTGACCCATACTTAAGTCAATTAGATATTTACGGAGCGTACTTGTATGACTAAAATTCTAGGATTCAGCGGTAAGAAGCAAGCTGGAAAAAACTCAGCAGCTAATCAGTTGATAGCCAGGGAGCTAAGAGCACTACAAATAGTGAAGGGTTCTGTAGCCGTTACCCCAGAGGGTAAGATTCAAATTACAGACCTCCTAGGACAAGAAGACAGTGCAGGCATCCTCGACTTGGAGCGTGTTGACGATGCGATGTACAACTTCAAGGCCCACTATCTAGACCCCTATATCAAGTGCTACTCTTTTGCAGACACGCTAAAGCAAGACGTGTGCGTGAACGTGCTTGGCCTAACTCGTGAACAGTGCTATGGTACTGACGAGCAGAAGAACAGTGCTACGCACCTCAAGTGGGAGGATATGCCTGGGGTCGTCTCTTATAGCGACTATGAAACCCGAGGTGCTATTGAAATGGGAGAATTGACTCTTCACGAAAAAGGGTTTATGACCGCTCGTGAAGTCATGCAGTACGTGGGTACTGAGGTGTTCCGTAAGATGTACCATAACGTATGGGCCGACGCCACTATCCGACGCATTGAAATCGAGCAACCACTCGTAGCCCTGATTACTGACTGTCGCTTCCCTAATGAGGTTGAGGCAATCCAGAAGGCAGGGGGCAAGGTAATGCGACTGACCCGAGATATTTACGAGGGGCAGGACCAGCACCCTAGTGAGACGGCATTAGACAAGGACGAGTTTGACTGGTCGAAGTTCGACTGGGTGATTGACAACCATAAGATGAATCTACTAGAACAAATGAACGCAGTTGGTGAGGCTCTTGTCGAGGCTGGCTGGATTGATGCTCCTGAAAACTTAACAGAATAGAGACCTAAATGGGCTTACCCGTAACTTATATCCGCTCATCTATGCTTTCGGGCAAAAAGATGTGCGAGCTAAAAATGGTAGGTGAATACGTACTGGGCTGGGAAGGCCCCTCAAATATGAAAGCCGACAAGGGAACCATTTGTCACAAGGCCCTTGAAATTCTAGCGTGTGCTAAGCTTGCACAGCAAAACGGCGAAGATACTTATTTTGATGACGAATTTCTTGGTGAGGTAACGGCAGACGTTTATAAGATTGACGTTGACGACTTGGTTGACAAGGTGTACGACTACTACACAAAAGCTTTTGACCACCACAACTGGCAAGATGCTGACCGTATTGACTGCCACACCTGGACATGGGCGTTCCTAGATTACAAGGACGGCTTATACGACCCTCGCAAGCTTAAAATCGTGCAACCAGAGGCTCAGTTTGAATTTCCACTTCCTAGTGAGTGGGCAGACTACGAGTACGAAGTGTGCGGAGATATTATGAAGGGAACCGTATTTGCCAGGGGCACCATTGACCTCATTACAGAGGTTGGCCCTGGTCACTACGAGATTGTTGACTGGAAAACCGGCCAGCGAAAGGACTGGGGTACTGGTCAGCGCAAAGAGTACTCCGACCTAATGGTTGACATTCAGCTTAGGCTCTATCAGTATGCCGCATACAAGCTGTTCCCAGACTTGGAAACCCTGACGGTCACTATCTTCTATGTGAACGACAAGGAAAAGGCTGTGTCTTTGTTCTTTGAGCGCAAGGACATTGCTGACACACTAGAGAGACTGCGTAAGCAGATTCTTGAAATGCAAACAATGGAACGTCCTGGCCTAGTCAAGCACGACAGGTCTGTTAAGCCCTGGCTTCGCCCTTGTCGCTTTTGTCAGTTTGCTAAAGAGACTTTTGAGGATACTACTGTAACTCCTATCCATAAAAACAATGGTGAGTGCATGACACAGTGTGAGCAGCTTGAACTAACCTTTAAACATCGTGACGTAGACACGATTATGAAGCACATGACTCGTGAGGGGCATGACTTCACCAAGTACAAAGCCCCTGGCTCAACGGAGTAAGCATGACATATCTACCGGAAGTCACATTTGAAACCCTTGAAAGCGCCCTCAACTCAATGAGCCACGGCGGTGTGGACTGGCAAGTTGAAAGGTATCTACAAATTAAAGAGGAGCAACCTATGCTGTGGGAGTGCCTTCAGTATGTTATCCTCGACGTAGACAACCTAAAGACCGACGACTACAAGGATGGCTACTGTAAAGCAGCGGCACAGTTTTATGACCTGTTGCGTAGACAGGCCGAAGCGGAGGATTTGGAAGACCAATGGGGGCTCTAAATGCGAGCGTTCTTCTTCTTAGCGATTCTTTTGTGGGCAAATGTTTCATTTGCTCTTGACCCCAGCCCCCTTCATGGTACAATACTACAAGAGGTGGTTGATAAGATTGAGATTAATCATTTCTATGACGACGAGGGCCGACTTGTCTTCGACCAGATGATTTTCTATAAAGAAAGCAAGCGGTGGGAAAAACGTATGTACCATGTGATAGCATGGAGACTGATAAAGAGTAAAAACCAGATACCTATAAGGGTCTTAGGTTCCGACGTATATCGCTACCGAGTAATGTGGATGGACGGTAAACATATTAGAGATATAAGATGTAAGATAGTATCTGAGTCGTGGACACAAGAGGATGTAGAGATTATTGAGAGGGAGTTCCTTGCTAAAGAACATAGGCAAGAGCTAATGAAGCCCCCCGTCGCCAAGTTAGAGAAGAATCCGTTTGAAGCGATGCTGGAAAACGGCCTCATAAATGGCATTGTGATATTTCAAGGAACGCTAGAAGAACTAAGGAAGATGAAATAATGGACATATCAAAATTATCAAACCTAACGAGAGAATACGAAAGGAACATTCGTATAGCTATTCAAAAAGAGATTGATGAATTTTACCTAAAGTCTGGTATGTATCCTACCGGCATAACTGTATATAGCGGTCCAGTAATGCAGCTTGGTAAAAATGGTCCAGGTCCGTACTATTTTTCTGTTGACGATGTTAACTTGGATATTAAAATATGAAAACTTGCACCAAGTGTAAGCTTGAGAAAGAGCTTAGGGAATTTTGCAAACAATCAGCTAATAAAGATGGGCTTTACTACGTATGTAGGTCTTGTGTGGCCATATCTAGTAAGATATATAAGGATAAGAACAGGAAAAAAATACACAAGCAAGGTAAAATATACAGAGAGAAGAACATAGAAAAAATTAAAGAGAGGAATAGAAGATATTACGCCGAGAACAAAGAAAGATTAAAAGACAAAAGCAGGAAGTGGTATAGTGACAACCTCGCATCCCACAAGGCATACAAACAGACAAGCAAGTATAAAAAACGAAGAAGAAAACTACAGAGAGATAGGTATAAAAACGACCCCGAATATAGACTGACCGCCATACTGCGAAGCTCCTTCACGGGGCGCATTAAAAAAGAATACAAGAGTGAGTCTGTAGTTGCGTTGGTCGGATGCTCTATATCTTTCGCTAAAGACTACCTAGCAGAAAGATTTACAGAAGGTATGTCTTGGAGCAATCACGGCGATTGGCACATCGACCACATACGGCCATGCGCGTCGTTCGACCTTACAGACCCCGAACAACAGAGGCAATGCTTTCACTATACAAACCTGCAACCCCTGTGGGCTGCCGACAACATTAGAAAGAGCGATACCTACGTATGAAAAAGTACACCCCCCTCCATTGCCACTCACATTTCTCTCTTCTGGATGGCCTAGCTCAGCCTGAGCAGATGGCGGCACGTATTGAGGCTATTGATGCGGATAGCTGTGCCCTAACAGACCATGGTTCTGTGAGCGGTGTGGTACAATTCTCTAAAGCTATGAGGGACGCAGGTAAGAAGCCTATTCTGGGTTGCGAGCTTTACATTTCTAAGCTAGATGCCTCTGTCAAGAAACCAGAGAACTCTAAAATGTCCCACCTCCCTGTTCTGTGTAAGAACTACAAGGGCTGGATGAAGCTGATTAAGATTACCTCAGCATCTAACCACCCCGACCACTTCTACCGTCGCCCTCGCCTGTCGTTTGAACAGTTAAAAGAATACCTAGATGGTAACATCATAGGCTTTAGTGGGCACCTAGGCTCATGCCTAGCCAACATGCTGATTAGCTCAGGCATGGATGCTGGTGTTAGACTAGCTCTGGAAATGCAAGAGGCGTTCGGCAAGGGAAACTTCTACCTTGAAACACAGTTGTATTTAGCGGACTATGAGCCACTACAACGTAAGGTGACTGAGATGGTACGCGAGGTGGGGCGCAGAACAGGAATCCCTGTGATAGCAACGCCCGATGCTCACTATGCGACTCAGGACCAAGCACCCGACCAGAACATCCTTCTGTGTCGTGGTATGGGGACCAACCTACGCAACGGTAAGAAGCCTGAGTTTCAACTTAACTGCTTCTTCAACTCAGACCGCTTTCACATCCCCTCGTACGAGGAAATGATAGAGTACGGACACACTGAGGAAGAACTGGCAAACACTCTGGAGCTTGATGC